GCAGGTCAGCGGTCGGGGATGCTGTAGGATGACTTCAGTTGAGAGAAAAACCACTGTGGGACGAAATTCAGGACATGATGGGTGAAATCTTTGACTTTGGAGATGTGACCGATGACATCCCGTCCATCCTCTCGTTTGACTGTGACATCGACGATCGGGACGCCATGCCTCTGGACATGCAGGAGGACATTGAGAAGGAAGACCCTCTGCTGGACGATTGACTAACTGTCACCCTAGCGTGGCACAGCATTCAAAATCGACTATTGTAGACACATGAACAAATTCAAAGATCCTTGCACCATGGCACTTGAGACCGATGAGGTTCTGATGAACATCCACAACCCCTACGTGGCGAACCTGGTTGAGATGGGATACGATCGGGCAGACTGTGAGATGGTCGCCGCTGCTGGTCGTGATGCCTCCTATCCTCGCACGATCTACGGTCGGACCTTTGACACCAAGGAAGAATACGATGAGGCACTCGCAGATTATCTTAATGGTCTGTGATCGCATTCTGTCCCGTCATCCTCTACAATAGCATCATGCAAACACTTCACGACAATTTTCGCGCTTGCCTCGTTGCCCTTCCAACGTTCATGAAGCACCACGACCCAACGTTCATGGAGTCAGTTGAGTGGGTTCTTCGTCAGTGTGGTTGGTGCTATATCTCCAACACTGAATGGAAGATCTTAGAGGCACACTACGAGCACCACTGTGCCGACTGACTAAGTGTCACACAAAATAGGCACTGCACCCCAGATGCCTTATATTGAACAAGTCAACCAAACCGACACCAAACATGCGTAAGATCGAAACCCAGATGAACGCCGCCATCAAAGGCAACGCCAACTGGAAACTGAAGAACACGACTGTCACCACGACCGATGGTGTCTCAGAAGTTCGCCTTCATGGTAACTTGATCGCTAAAGTGGGCGATGATTTCGTCACCGTCTTTGATGGCGGTTGGCAGTCTACCACGACAAAATCACGTTTGAATGCAATCATCAACGAATTCTGCAACGCTTTCACCGATGGTGTTTTTCAGAAGGATTTCGCCTGGTATGTTCGCGACAACAAAGTGACTCATGATTTCGTCAATGGTTACACCTTCGCTGAGTTCGCCTGAGAAATTGGCACACGGGGGCAAGCGTTGCCCCTCACAGCCCCTATAATAAGGACATCAAACGAACCGACACCATGCGTTTCAAAATCAACTCTGACCAATCCAGTTCAGTTCACAGTCTCAAAGTCAATCCTATCACGGGAACCGCTCGCGTGAAATGGGGCAAGGCAACGAACTGTGAGTATCGCTGCACCAGGGTGTCACGCCGTAAGATCCTCGCTCTGATCCTGGATTCAGATCGTTCGCTCGGTCGTTGGGTTAACCGCCATGCACAGTGGAAAGACTACGCCATCAAAGGCACCAACGTCTTTCGGAATATTTCCATTGCTCCTTCTGAACTGACGGGGTGGAACTGATCATGCAACGTACAGGATTTTTCATTCACAGCGACAACCCCTCCCCTCTGATGACCAAGGTCATGGAGGACATTCAACGCCAGCACCTGGCAGAGACCGAACGCCGCCAACGCATCAGAGCAGGACTTGAGCCAGGTGGACAGTGGGGAACCTGGCACATCAGCGACAGACATTGATCGCTGACCGACTAGACTTTAAAAGAACAAACGAACAAAGCATCATGAACGGTTGGGCAAACTACGAAACTTGGAACGCTTCCCTGTGGATCGGAAACGATGAATTCCTGTACAACACCGCTCGCGCTTGCGTCAAGTTCTGCAGTGAGGACGAGACCCCATGGACTAAGTTCGTCCGCTGCATGACAGATGGGCAGATCGGTCGGATGCTCGGTGAGACAGCAGACGGCGTGGCATGGAATGATCCAGCGATTGACGCCGACGAGATGAACGAAATGATGGAAGAACTTTGAGGGCATCCGCCCCACACCCTGACCCCTTCGCTATCCTTCTATGTACAGCATGAGCACCGACATTCAGACACGCCGCATCGTCTGGACTATGAACAACGGCACAGCAGATCACCCGATCGGTTCGCCTTCCTTCGCTATCGCTGGACAGATGGCAGAGATCTGGCATGATGAGGCAATCGCCGCCATCCCCACCTTTGAGGACTGAGGCATGGCAAAAGATCTCATTGCTCCGATCATGAGGGTCAATCAGTTCACTCTGAAGCGTAGCAGCGGCAAGCATCTGGTTTGGCATCACTTCAGCGGTGCAACCGTGACGACGGCAAAGACACCGAGCGATCACCGAGCACTCAAGAACATTCAGCGCGACATCAAACGAGAGTTAGCGCGGGTGGCATCCTAGCACAGATCGACACCCCCTAAGGGGGGTTAATTGAAAAAACCCATACTACCCTAACCTACAAAGGTTCCCAAACGACCGAAAGAATTCCCATCCATATAAAAAATTTTTACCCCCACGCTTCCTTAGCAATCTGGTGAATGCAGCAAACTCATAATTTGCCTAAGGAGAGTTCGATCCTCTCAGGAAGCATTCCAATAAATTTTTCGGAGATATTCATAGTGGTTAGTAGAAATTTTTGCGAGAGCATTCCAACGTTGTATACGGCGATCAGACTTCTCTAAGATATCGGGAAGCATAAGATGCAAGCGTTTAAGGGAAGGACCAGAACCATAGTAAGCATCTTTAGTAATTTGCCAAGGGTTGAGAGACATATGGTTCATTCCATTCATTATACAGGATGTTCCGTTATCTGACTTATCCTTACAGTCAAAGTAAGATTTTGTCAGGACTTCGGAGATATAGTAATCGTGACTGTGAAGTGGTGGCATATCTCTCTCATATGGCAGGAGGTGAGTATTATAGTCACGAGTTCTGCAATCCTTCCAATATTGTGTATCATCACGTTGAGTGAACATATAATGAGATGCAGTAAATTTTGCGAGACCATCAAAGTTTGCTCTACAGAGGATATTGAACTCATTAACTTGGAATTGATTATACCCATCATCATTGAGAATTTCTGTAAGGCGATCAATGGTTGTGATAGTAGTAAAGAGACCAGTAGATTCTAGAGGTTCAATGAAACCCGCAGAGAGACCAACAGCGACACAGTTTTGGATCCAGAGATCTTTCTGAACACCGTTGCGAAAGTGTACATCATTATATGAAGATATTTCAGATGTCTTATAGCCTTGAGCTTTAAGGTGGGAGGTGAATTCTAACAGAGCGTCGTCTGGTGTTGTGTAGTGATCACTATACACGTAGCCTGTACCGATACGAGACCATGTAGGAGTATTCCACACCCATCCATTACCTAGAGCGGTGCAATCTGTATAATTCTTCATTTGATTATGAATATCATTATAAGGTACTCTTGCAGTCCATGCACGATTGTTAGGAATAATATCAGAATATGATATCCACTCAGCTTTAAGTTTATTAAGTAGAAGAGATTTAAACCCAGTGCAATCAATAAAGAGATCAGCATGAACTAGATCACCATTCTTTAATTGGACAGATTCAATTCCATCATCATTTAAATTGATATCAGTAACAGTAGAGGAGATATGTTGAACATTACGAGGAATGCAGACATGATCACGAAGATAATCAGCGAACATGATGGCATCAAAATGAAATGCATATGCGCGTGAGAGATCTAGATTAGCGAACTCTTTATTTTCATTAAAATTAATTGTGTTGCTATGACATAGTGCTACTGCAGGCCAGTAAGAATCTGCAAAATAAGAATTAGGTAATTCTGGATATTTCCACTTAAGATATTGGAAAGCGTTAATACCTAATTCTTGAAATATTTGTTTGTCTGGAGATGATGAACCGAAGGGATAATGAAAACCCTTGTCATCTTTTTTATAGAACTGATTAAATTTAATACTAAGTTTATATGTTCCATCACAATAACGAAATAGATCAGTAGGATTAATACCTGCTGAGTGTAACCAAAAGGTGAAATGTTCTAATGTACTTTCCCCGACACCAATTCTTGGAATGTCTGGACTTTCGATAACAGTAATTTTTTTATTAGGAAAGAATTGACTTAAAGATGATGCTGTCATCCACCCAGATGATCCACCACCCACAATTACAATACTATCCGAACAATTCATAACAAGAGACTTTCATAACATTATACTATATATTTTCTAAAAATGCTATATAAAATTAATTAAACAAAATAGTTATGGAAAGTATTCATATAGATTTGTCAGAGCATGAGATGGATGTAGTTCTGAATGCATTAGAGATTGCTGTCGATAATGCTGACGAGTATGACAGTGGTGAGTATGAGGAAGTATTGTTTGGCGTACAGCGAAAGCTTGACGAACAGTATGAGCTTGATGTAGAATAGTAGTTTACCGTTAGTAAAAATGCCTTACAAGATTTACAGTAAGAGAAATTGTTCTTACTGTGCCACTATCAAGAAAGTTTTAGAACAGGTAGGGGAGAGTTATATTGAATTAACATTAGATAATAATTTTACGAAGGAAGAATTTATTAGGAAGTTTGGATATGGGGCATCGTTTCCGAAAGTAATGGAAGGGGAGCAATTAATTGGTGGAGCGAATGAAACTATCATGCATTTGCGAAAGCAAGGATTAGTATGAAGGTAGGAGTTCAAATTGGAGAGAATAGCGAGATCATCTTCGATAGTTATGATGAAGCAATGGATTACATTGAAGTTGTTATACCAGAGGTAGAATCGTTAAATATAAGTACCGATGACATTAAGGTAAAGTATTATGGCTAAGAAATGGCATATCAGAGAAAAGAACTCTTCACGTTATGTTGAGGGTGATTGGATCTATTACGTTCAGGGTAACGTCTGGGGTGGGTTTGAAAAAGCAAATTATTGGAGAACCAAAAAAGCAGCAACAGCTTATCTTACTGACATTTTGAAGAGAGGTGAAGTTTATGGCGAATGAAGAATACTTTGACTTCGAGGAGGTGCTTGAGCGCCTAAATAATCTCGAAGTAGTTGTATCACAGTTAGCTACTCCAGAGTTGAATTATAAACGACCTGGAAGCGAAGAGTATGAAAAACTTACTGATACATTAGATTATCTCCATAATAAGATAGCAGAACTAGAAAACAAATGTCATACACCATAGTATACAGTGATTATAATGGTCTCCCTGGCGGAGCAGGTAACTACGATTATTTAAGTGGTGCTCAGGCACCAATACTACCTGCTGTAGATTTATTCAACAGTTTTAATTTTGAGATCAAGGCAACGACAGCAGAAGTTGCTACACCTCCGACACAGAAGACTGGTGCAGGAAAAGATGGTCGCACATATAGTAATTCAACAAACTACAGGACTAGAGGTACTAGGTATGGTTCTAGCACCGCTAAACCTCAAGGAGCATATCGCGGTGTCCATGTTGCTCGTATTCCTACCGATGTGAGATGGGTAGATACCAATGGTCCTAATGGTGATGGTATCGCACAGAATGAGAAGGGTGATTGGTTTAGTCGTGAAGTGCTATCTAAATCAGATGGAAAAGGTGGTGGTGTTACTTTTGTAAAAAATCCAACACCATCAGGTAATACTAGTTTTTCATTTGTTACGAATACAGAAGAAGAAACAGCAGCAGAATCATTTACTGTTCTTGATTGGAATAGTTTAAGTATTCAAGGTTCTTATAATGGTGGTGTATTCTGTTATAATGAATTTGCATATATCGATGAGGATCCAAATACCTATGGAAATGCAGACTACACAACTCAGACGTATGAGGTAACTAGTTTATATGAATTACCAGAAAAGTTTGATCAACTTTATAAATTTGTTCCTGATCAGCGAGAGAGCACAACACTTACATTTACAATTGAAGTAGATTGGCAAGTCTTCATTAGTTATGGTGCATATGCAGGATTAATTAGTGCATCAAATCAGGCAAAGATTTTAGATAGAATGGGATATACTAATGCTACTCAAACTGGAACTGATGTTCACACAATCACTCATACAATTAATAATGATACTCGTCATTGGCCTAAGATCTTAGAAGAGATTCTAGCAACCAGGCAAAGATCACAGGAGGAACAGAATGAGCGTCTCGGACAAACATTCCCCACTACTGAAATTGAAATTACAACATCTAAAAAAATAGGGGCAGAATAACATGTCATTAAGAGCTGCTGGCAGGATCGGAGATGTTTATATAAAGAGATGTAGCACACCAGTGCAAGGCACAGGTTCTCCAAAAGTTTTTATGGAACAACTTGCTGCTAGTAGAATTGGTGATAAAACTCTTCCTTATCAGGAAATAGTCCCATGTCCGAAATGTTGTAAGACTCATACAGCAACTGTTCTTTCTGGTTCTCCCAAGGTCTTTGCTACGGGTTCAGCAGTAGAGGCGATTGGTGATATGGCATTGGGTATTACTGGATCATTTTCTTTACTTAAAGGTGCTCCAACAGTATTTGTAATATGAGAATAATTCCATTTAGCAATCAAGTTAAATTTATTCCTAAAGACAGTAAGAGTGAACGCATAACTCCTGCTGCTTGGTTTACTGTAACTCAAACTGATATTGCTATTGCTGAATCTAGTTCTGGTGCCACAACTGTCGGTATTGCTGATCCTAATAATTCTCCTGGTGGAGGAGGAGGTGCCGGTGGTGGTGGTGGTGGAACTAGTCTGGAAGATTTAATACCACTTATTAATAATGTGACGCCATTAGAAGATACTTTTATTCAATTACTTGAACCAACAACAGTTCCATATGTATTAATAGCATCTGCTGGCACTAACTTAGCAGATCCAGCATTGCTGGAATATCAGTGGCAACTGAAAGATTCTGGAACTAATACTTATGTTGATATTGCTGGTGCTAATTCTGCATCATATTCAGTTCCTGTCGGAATGACTGTAGCAAATGCTGATGGTGATTGCTATCGTTGTAAAATTACTCATAGTGGTACTGCAGTAAACTCTCCTCAGTATTCATCCAAATATGAATTTGATATTCGTAGAACAATTACGATTACAACACAACCTGAATTAGCAGGATCTGGAGTTGCTGGTGATACAGTTACATTTGCTGTAGCGGCAACAATTAGCAGTGACGTAGTTAGTTTTCAATGGCAATTAAAAGAAAATAATACTAATACTTTTATTAGTATTATTGGTGCTAATTCAGCAAGTTATACTACACCAATATTAGACACGTATGAAGATAATGGAGATCAATATAGATGTGTTCTAACTAATCCATTTGCAAACACTGTAACATCATCTATTGTTACTCTGATTGTTGATGGTGCTGATTTTAGAGTTTCCCCTCCCATTTACAGAATTGATACTGAGGGTGTTGGATATGATACAGAATTTTGGAGTTTGGAAAGAGATGGTGCATTAATCTTAGATCCATCAATAAGTTCTGACTATACTCTTACTTCATTGGATAGTAGGAGAACTAAATTTCTTTCTCATCTATGGGGTCAGGGAACATGCGCTGGTAAAGGTGGATACACAAAAGCGGGTGTTCCTATTGCATCAACTGAAAGTGTTTCTATGAAATTGAATGCTGGGGCAGGTGCTGCCGGATCTTCTGATAGTGGACGCTATGCTGAAGCAGGCGGTGGGTATGCTGGTATTTTTGAAGGCAATGTCATATCTCATGCAACTGCTCTTGCTGTCGCAGGTGGTGCTGGGGGTTCTAGTCTTAACACAACTTCTTCTTGTACTGGATCCCAATCATCAATATCATATCCTTATACTACTACTACTTCGTATCAGCAAGCATATGATTGTTCGACAACTCAGTACAAAACTAATTACGGAAGCATCAATCATCTTTTTGATTGGGCTGGTAATCGTACTTTATCCATAACGCATACTGGAACCCCCCTGGCGGCTCGTCTCGCCCTTGGTGGGCAAACTCAGGCAAGAAGATATTATATATTTTTTGCTCCTGGACATTATATGTTGGATAATAATTATTCTTTAAGCATTTCTAGTAGTGGATGTACTGCTGGAAGCAGACCTAGATGTCCTGGGATGTATTATACTATTGATTTAAAATACTACCACTTTTTCTCCGTTACTTTTTATAGGTATGATTTGAATGTTACTTCATTCGTATCAAGTTTTAATTATTATGCTACACAATCAAAAAGAACTCCACAAACATGCTATAGAACTGCTTATACTAGCACTACTAACTATTATTATCATACACCAACTGCAGCAGTCTCTGGTGGGTCTGGAGGTGGTCTAACAGGAACTGATGGTGGCGATAGTTCACAATCAGTAATTTCTGCTAAGGGAGGTGATGCTGGATCCCAGTCTGCGGGAGGTGCAGGAGGTACAACTTCATCTGCTGGATCAACTAACGGATCTGATGGTTCTGCACTGCAGGGTGGTAGTGGTGGTGCTAACAGTGGATCTTATGCTGCTCCTGGAGGCGGGGGCGGCGGCGGTGGATATTATGGCGGCGGTGGTGGTGCCGGTGGTTATGATGGATATAATGGAAGTAGTAATCCCGGAAGAGGACCGCAATCGGGTGGTGGCGGTGCTGGTGGCGCAGGTTATATTGATACCAGTGTAGTTGGAACCACCGGAGCATTTGCTAATGAAACTAATACGAATAGAGGGACTGCAGGTGAAGAACAGCAAAATTCAAGAATTGTTATTAATGCGACATATATTGAAGTAACAGCAGATCCAGAATCTTCTGTAGTTAATGATGGGGATACAGTTACATTTACTGTAGCGGCAACTGTAGTAAATGGGGAGGGTGAATTAGTAAGTTTCCAGTGGCAGAAAAAGACATCAGGAATTTGGAATGATATTTCTGGAGCCACTAATGCTAATTACACTACGCCCACATTAACTATTTCAAATACTAATGAATCTTATCGTTGTGTTTTAAATAATGACTACTGTTCAGAAAAGATTAGTGCAGAAGCTCTTACTGTTGTGGCAGGAGCAGCAGAAACTAATTTTGTAATTACTAATCCTGGTCAGACAAATATACCAATACCATCTGCTGCTTCTGAGTTTACATTTAAAATCTGGGGTGCTGGTGGTGCTGGCACTGGAGAAGGTTTCCCTGTTAGAGGTGGATCTGGCGGATTTGCAAAGGGTACTATACTCATTCCCGAATCTAATACAAATAGTATTAATGTATTTGTTGGTGCTACTGGTTTAGGTTCTCCTGTTGGTATGTCTGGTTATGGTGCTGGTCGTGGCGGTCAAAGATCAGAAATGACATTTGGATCAGATATTGTTTACGTTGGCGGTGGCGGCGGATCAGCACAAGCAGGTAATGGTGGATTTGGTGGAGGTGCTAATAGAAATGGTGGTGCTGGTGATGGCACATTTGCTCCTGGTGGTGGTGCTAGCACTGGAGGAGGCGGTGGTGGTAGTTCTAGTGGCACTACAGGTCGTTCTGGTGGTGGAGCAGGCGGTGGTTTCCCATATAACACTGGTAACCGTGGTGGCGGTGGCGGATCAGGATATTATGGTGGTGGCGGCGGTGGCGGCGGTAATGGCACCACAGGACAGTCTGGAGGAGGTGGTGGTGGATCAGGATATAAAACTGGGTCCAATATTACTAATTTTGTAACTGCTGATGGGTCTAAAGGATCTACTACTGCTCCATATTCAAATGATCCAGACTATGTTTCCGGTCATGGTGCTGGTGGTCAGAATGGTCTTGCTGTGATTAATTTCCTCATAGAAAACCAATTAGTCATGACTGGTCTTAGTAGTTCTAATACAACTGATATTAGTGCTTTATCTTCGACTTTAACTCTCACCGAAAATGTCCTTTTATCACCACTTGATGGAGACTATGATGTAGTTGTAAAATGTCGTGGTGGAAGTCCATCTGGAACAGGTGCATATGTTCAGGGAACAATTCACATGACGAGTGGAAATATCTACATGCTTTATTATGATGCTAACTATGCAGCAGTTTTCTTTGGAACTTCAGTTGATGGGAATAAGTGTATAATGCTCGGTGCTCAAGGTGGGCATCAGGGTAATGGTGTATATGGTGGAGTTGGTCCCGGTGGTAATGCTGGATATCCATCTGGAAGTTCTGGAAGTAATCTCAATGCTTCTGGTGGCGGCGGTGGCGGAACCACTGCGCTTTATAGAGCAGGAACATTTAATGCCACATATCTTATGAGTTACAAATTAGGATCTGGTGGTGGTGGCGGATATCCTGGTGCTAGTGATGGATATAGTGGAGCTCCTGGAACCAGCGGTGGTTTCTTCTCTGCTGGTTCTGGTGGTGGCGGTGTTGATGGTTCTGGCGGTAACGGAGGCATGGGTTACTACGGCGGTGGCGGCGGTGGCGGCGGTTGGGACTTAGAATATAATGCTGGTGGTGAATTTGGCGGCGGAGGCGGCGGTGGATCTTCTTATCATGGAGGTCTTCCAAAACCTTCTATTAATTCTTATAGTCCGGCAGAAGTTGTTGTCAGTAATACTTCTGAGGGGAATGAAGCAGGAGGAGTTCAACTTCAAATTATCAGTGTGACTGCTGTGCCTTGACAGATTTCGTTTATCTTGGTATACTACTTGAGTAGTCAATGATTGAGTAATGGCAAAAAGCCCAAAGTTCGGTTCAAATGAAAATATTGAGACCAAACCGAAAAGAACACGTCAGGGAACTGGTAAACATACTAAATATAGTGCAACCTCCAGTAATGGAAAGCGTAAACGTTATCGAGGACAAGGAAGATGAGCGAAGAAACACCAGCACCAAAGTCTTATGGTTATGTTGTAGGCAAAAGAGCCTCTGAGCAAGATCATCCAGATAAAGAAAAGTCTGATGAGTGAAATTGAAGAGCACATTAAAGAGTGGATTGGCAAAATTTCTGAGTTTAGACCAGAACTAAACAATTTTGCCATCTGCCCTTTCTCTTCAACAGCAACTTATAAAATTATTGAAGCACCTATTGATGATATCATGCCTTTAAATGGGTATGATGTCGTCATTTTTGCTGTCGAAGACTATTTGGATGTCAATGCTATTCAAATGTGGTGTGAAATTTACAATACCATCTACCCTGAATACATTTTTTTAGAGGATTGCGCTCATTCTCATACTTTCATCAATGGTATTCAGACAAATAATGCGAAATATAACTTACTTTTATGTCAAAGTAAGGAAAAATTACGAAAAAGTCGTAAAATACTAGCAGAATCGGGATATTATCAGCATTGGAACGATGCAATGATGAAAGAAATTCTTGGGGAAGATTTTGATATGGTAAACCACTATAAATAATTGAAAAAAACCATATCAAATGGCATTAAAAGCATCAAGATCCTATAAGGACTTGAGTTTCACATTTAAAACCAACCCCTTACGGAAGGATTTAAACCTTTTGAAGGATGAAAATGCGATTAAGAGATCACTTCTTAATCTTTTTTCTTACAGGAAGGGTGAAAAGTTTTTTAATGCTGGTTTTGGTAGTGGAATTCCTGAATTGTTATTTGATCCATTTGATTTTGTTACTGCTGGATCAATAAAAACTGAGATAGAAAATTTAATTACTTTATATGAACCCAGAATTAATCTTATTGAGGTAGTTTTGGATTTGAATGAAGATCAATATGAGTATGATATTCAAGTAATTTATAGTATTCCTGATACAGATCCTCAGATCTTCACCACTTCGTTAACATTAACGTCATCATCAAAGATATAATCAATGGCATTCGCACAAGTTAGTTCCCTAGATTACGCTGATATCAAATCTGCCTTGGTTGATTACCTGAGGCGAAATACTGATTTTACAGATTATGACTTTGAAGGATCAACACTGTCTTCTATTGTTGACCTCTTAGCATACAACACTTATTATACTGCCTTCAATACTACGATGGCAGTTAATGAGAGTTTCTTGTCGTCTGCCTCTCTAAGAGACAATATTGTAAAAGTTGCCAAACAACTTGGATACAGTCCAAAGTCAACAACTTCAGCAACAGCATTTCTTAAATTAAAAGTTGATTTTAGTAGTGTTGCGGCAGTTGACCAAAGATTAGTGCCATCATTCCTTACTCTCAAGAAGGGTAACTGTTTTATTTCATCAAATCCAGAAAATAGAAACGAAACATACCAATTTTCTATTTTAGAAGATGTTGTATCTCCGGTAACGAATAATATTGGATATATTTCAAATGTTTCATCGGATCAATTGCAAGTAACCGAAGGAATTTACTTAAATTTTAGTTATGTCGTAGATAATACAATTTCCAATCAAAAATTTATCATTCCTACTGCTAATGTAGACACTGAAACCATTAAAGTAGTAGTAAGAGAAAATGCTGTAGCGTCAAAAACTGAAATTTTCACAAAAGTTGAAAATATCCTTGATGTAACTGCGGTTGATAAAGTATTTTTCGTCCAAGAGACTGATGATGCCAGATATGAATTAATTTTTGGTGATGATGTGCTGGGGAAGAAAGTTACTGACGGGCAAATTATTGAAGTTTCATATATTGCATCATCTGGTAAAGCAGCAAACAAATTAAAGAATTTTGTTTTCTCAGGTGAAATTTATGACGAAGATTTAAACCGAGTTTTGACAGGAATTACAACAACAGTTGTATCTGGTTCTGAAGGTGGTGATGATATTGAAGACAGTGAAATAATCAGAAAAAATGCTCCTGCATTCTATTCCTCACAAAATAGAGCAGTAACATTAGAAGATTATAAGGTAATTACTCAAAGACTTTACTCAGCAATTGCTGATATTATTGTATATGGTGGCGAAAGTGAAGAACCACCTGAGTATGGTCGTGTAAAAATTGCTATCAAACCAAAATTTAGCGATATTTTAAGTAATTCTACTAAAAGAGATATTATTACTAAACTTAAGAAGTATACAGTTGCTTCTGTTACTCCAATTATTGTTGATCCATCGATTGTTGATGTAGTTTTAAGAACTAAAATTTATTATAGGCAAACTGAAACTAATTTGACATCCGAACAAATTAGAAACGTTGCAATTCAAAATTTAACTGAATATAGAGATACTAATAATATTAGTAAGTTTGGTGGAGTGATTAGAAAAAGTAAAGTAACTACAGTTATTGATGCTTCCGAAAGTTCAATTGCAGGTAATGTTACTGATTTTATATTGAGGAAAAAATTAGTACCAGCACTTGGTACTACAGCTCAATACTTGTTATGCTATGTAAATCAATTCCAAACATCATGTGCTGGAAAAACCACTATCACAAGTTCCAAATTTAGAACTGTAAATTATCCGAATGATGATTCATTCATGGAAAATACTGAGGATGGTGCAATTAGAATATATACTATTGACTCTGCTACTGCATCTAAGAAAATTCTAGTTGAAAATGCAGGAACTGTTGATTTTACTAATGGCAAAGTGACTATAAATTCAATTCAATTTGTTAGCGGCAGTAATGAAAATGATGAAATTTTTATTAGTGCCATCCCATTTAATGATGATGTGAGTGCAGTGAGAGAAGTATACTTAAATCTCTCAATAGAAGATAGTATTCTCCAGGTATTCCAAGAAACAGCATAAAATGAATTTTAACAAGTTAACTATCTCAGACTTAGTAGATCAACAACTACCAGAGTTTGTTGTCAATGAATTTCCTACATTTGTAAAATTCTTTGAGGAATACTATAAATCATTAGAATTATCTGGTGGTCTACTTGATATCACCAATAATTTTCTTGATTATAAAAATATTGATAATTTAAGAAAATATAATCTTGTTACTACTTATAAATTACAGCAAGCAATTTCTGCTACTGATGAAACCATTGTTTTAGACAGTCTTGATGGACTTCCTTCGGAGAATGGTTTAATTAGCATAGGTGATGAGATTATTCTTTATGAGACCGTCAATTTATCGTCTAGAACACTCCTAAATTGTAAAAGAGGATATTCGGCAACAACTAAGTTTGATAGCACTGCTACGACCGTAGAGAGCACTGTAGCAGCATCTCATCAATCAGACGATACTGTAACAAATTTATCAAATCTTGTTCTATTTCTTATCTTAAGAAATTACGAACATCAATACCTTGCTGGGTTCCCATTTGAGAATATTTCTTCTAATATTGATAAAGACACCTTACTTAGAAATATTAAAGATTTCTATAATTACAAGGGAACTGATACTTCTATTGAATTTTTATTCAGAGCTTTATTTGACGAAGAAGTTACAGTAAAATATCCAAAAGATTATGTAATTAAATCTTCTTATTCGGATTTTACTGTTGATGACATTATCAAAGTAGAAGCAATTGAAGGAAACCCATATGATCTTATCGGAAATCGATTAAGTCAAAGTGATGCTAGTGGAGTATTGACAAGTAGTGCTGTAATTGATGAAATTTTAATTAATAATATTTCAAATTATGCTTCTGCTAATAAAACTGTTTATGAATGTAGATTAAACGTTATCAATCAACAATTTTTTGAAATTCCTAGAGAAACTCTTCTTAGAGGAGTTTTGTCGTCCACAGATTCTGTAATTACTGTTGATAGTACAATTGGATTTCCTCAGTTAAATGGAATTATCCAAATCGATGATGAAGTTATAACTTATCGATATAAAACGTTCAATCAATTCATTGATTGTGGAAGAGGTGTTTTTGATACTGTTGCTATTAGTCATGCAAATTTAAGTGATGTTAGAACTACCGAATTTCTTTTTGGATATGCTGATGGCATAGAACTTGAGTCAAATAAAGTAACTATGAGGTTACTTGGTGTTTCTTCTAGTGTTATTATTAATGATGGCGGTGCTTATTTTGAGGAAGCTGAAAAAGTAGAGTTATCACTTGATGGGGATATTGATTCGAGGCAACAATTTACAACATGGATTAAAAACGAAACTGGAACTCTCTCAAGTAGTTCTGATGTTCAGATAAACAATAATGTCAGCACTATTACCACTGAAATATCAAATATTTACAAAGATGAAAATTATGCTTATATTGTCTCGTCTGGACTTCCCGTACATCCAATCGGAGACTTTATTGGAGTTGGTTTTAATGTAAATAATCAAAATCTTTTAAAAACAATTCCACTTTCGACTGAAAAAAATACTCAAACTCAATTTACTGGAAGTAACGCAGTTGGTTTGTTTATTAATGGTGTAGAAGCATTTAGTTCTCAGGATTATGAAGATGTTTCATTCGGCAATATCGAAAGTGTTGAAATTGTCCAAAAAGGATTTGGTTTCGAGACTGATATTCAACCAGTATTCAGAGTAGCAAATTCTTCCGGCGCTGGGGCTACATTTCATGCAAATATTATAGATGGAAAAGTATTTTCAATATCAGTAGTAGATGGCGGAAATGGATATACTGAAAATCAATCATTAGAAGTTACATATGGATTTGATGCCACTGCAACAATTGCAAATGATTTAGATATTATTAATGGTTCCATTAGAACAATTACAGTAACTAATCCAGGTCAAGATTATGTTGCCACACCTAATGTAGAAATTATTGATAGCACTGGCAAAGGAACGGGAGCTTTCGCTATTGCTGAGGTAACTAATAATCAGTTGACTGGTGTAATTGTTCTCAATGGAGGTGTTGATTACAGTGATAAAGATACTATCACTGTGAGGATTGTTTCTAAAGGTACTGGTGTTGTTGCTAATGCTATCGTTAAAAAATGGTCTTTTGATAGAATATTTAAGACAAAAAATTCTATTGATATAAATGGTAACTGGACACCTGCACAAACAATTAAATCTGATACCGGTAACGGTTATCTATATCCAAGTAGAAATATTGCGTATAATCTTCAATATGCATATCCATCAAATCCAAAACTTCTTAGACATTCGTTATCTGATAACGTCCAGGGTGTAAATGCCAACTATGATGAAAAAACATCTGGATTTGTTCATTCTCCTATTTTAGGATGGGCGTATGATGGAAATCCAATTTATGGTCCTTATGGATATCTTACTCCAACCGTTCCTGCTAATGGTATTTCTAGACAAACCAGTTCTTATGTATTAAAAACTACTGCAGAAGCTACTAGACCTAACGTAGTAAAATATCCTTTAGGTTCTTTTGTCAATGACTATGAGTTCATTCAAGGATCTGGAAGTCTTGATATCAATAATGGTCGTTTTTGCATCACTCCAGAATATCCTGATGGAAGATATTGTTACTTCCTTACAGTAGACAGTTTTGGTTCTGGTGTTTATCCATATATTCTCGGAAAGACATATCATTCTGTTCCGGCAGAAAATAATTTTAATATTGAGTTTAATCAGCAAAACGAAGATAACTTACCCAAAGAAGCAAGAAGAATTAGAAGTTCTGCTACTCCAAGTAAAGGTTTTGATGCTATTTTATCAGTATCTAATGTTGAAAGAGGAACTATTGATGATTTTGTCGTTTACGAAAGTGAAAATGTATTCAAAGTATTAGATTCTTTGTATATCAACAATGATGACACCGAAGGTTCTAGAGCATTCGGTAGAGTTGAATCGGTTAAAGGTGAAAATGTAACTACAGTATCATATCAAGTTTCTTCTGGGTTTACGCATCCTCAATTAACTACAACTAATGGAATTCCTGACAATCCTTGGCCTGTTGAGATTAGTGCTCCATATTTAATGGCAGCAGGTCTTACATATGATATTACAGTAGAGACCTCAAATCCTCATTTATTATCTGATAATGATATAATTACATTAGCATTAAATAGACAAGCATTATCATTAACAAAAACTTTTAAAGTAAGAGTATCTAATTATCAAACTATTAATTATGTAAAACCTGTTGTTGAGACTACCTTAGTTGTTGATGTTGCTTTCAACCAAACGACCATTAACGTAGATAATTCTAACGATTATAGAGAAAATGATTATTTAAAAGTTAATGATGAAATTTTAAAAATTGTTTCGATTGATTATAATTCAGATCAAATTACTGTCGAAAGAACTCAGTTTGGATCTTCACTGAGATTACATGCAGCTACTAACAAAGTAGAACTTTACATACCCGATGATCAACCAGATTATAGATTAACTGTAGGGTCGGCAATCACGAGTAGTGGTGTTTCAGGAACAATTTATAGTATCGACAAAGAAAATTCTGTTATTGAAGTAAGAGTTGGTTCAGGCACACTTACAAATTCAAGTGTTCTTACAGATGCATCTTCGCCAACAGGAAGAACTATTAATGTAAGTAGTGTAAGTGATACTAAGATTTATTGGGAATTCGATCCTACTGGAACTGGCAATTATTATGTTCGTGATTTGTCTTTTAGATTAATTAGGGGAACTGAATATATTTTTGATACTAGTGATGGAAGTATTTTTGGGTACAGTTTAATTTTCTCTGAAGATTCAGCAAATATCAATACTGTCGCAGGTGTAACCTCTGTTGGAACTCCAGGAACTTCTGGATCATCAGTAACTATCACAAAAGATGCATTGTTGAACTTTGATGTTTCTAGAATATATTATTATGAGCAAAACGGTCAAATTCTCAATAATAAAACATTTTTATCAGTCCTCACATTTCCTGATGGTGTTAAAAAAATTAAAGTGGTTGATGACAATAGGTTTAAGTTCACTATTCCTATACAACCCGAACAGACTAGTTACACAAATTTAGTTTCATACAGCACAACTTCACAAACTAGTATTGGTGCAATTAATACTGTCACGGTAGTTGATGGGGGTGAAGGTTATAAAAAACTGCCAAATATTTCTGGAGTTATTCATACAGAATTAGATTCAGCAAAATTGGCATATTCAATTACTGGAGGTGCATTCAATGACACATTCAGTGTTTTAAATCCCGGAAATAGATATTCAAATAATACAAAAATTATTGTCAATACTCTCACTGGTAGTGGAGCAGTTTTAACACCAACGATTGTGGGTGGTAAAATTATTTCAGTAAAGGTTACTGTTGCTGGTAACGGATATGATGAGAATGATACTATCTCAATAATTGATACTGGTGCTAAAATTTTCCCAGTCAGTGATAGTATTGGCAAAATTAAAACAATTAGATTTAATAATAGTGGAAGTCAGTTTAATCCTGATAGAACATTTTCTAAATCTTTAGTATTCAAACAAAAAATAATTATTACTGGTATTTCTGGTGGTACTTATAAACTTTCTGAAAATGTAACATCTTCTGGTGGATTATCTGCTAAAATTGACAAAATAAGACAAATTGGTGTTGATGTTTTCTTACTTGATTTAAAAATCAACTCAGGAATTCCTAGAGTAGGTGATACTATCACGGGTTCTATTTTACAGGTAACATCTACAATTTATTCTGTAACAAATCCCGATATTATTGGAAGTATTTCTGGATTTATCTCAAAAGTTGGTTTCTTTGATTCTGATTTAGGTAAGATTAGTGCTTCATCGCAAAAAATTACTGATAGTTATTACTATCAAGATTTCTCCTATGTCATCAGAAGTACAAAATCTCTAAGTGATTATAAAAAATATGTTGATGAAACAACACATCCACTTGGATTTAAATTATTTGGTGAAGTATCTGTAGAGAATGATGTTGACTTTGATGATACTGTAACAGGAAATCCATTTAGTATCGGTCTTGCTGACGATCATTCTGCTAATGAAGTTATTATTACATTACCTAATGTAAATGTAGAATCGGATATTGTTTTCAAAAAATATGAAATTTCTAGACTTAATACAGTTAATATAAAAGCTTATCGTGGTATAGGAGCTGCTCGTCTTAATTTCTTAGATAACCAAATTGAAGCAGTGCAAATGGCAGATCTTTCTGCAGAACTTAATGCTAGTACTCAAACATATACCTTGACTACACAGGATGGTAATTTCCCATTAGATACATCCAATACTTCTATTCTTCTTTCATTGAATGATGTATTCCAAGAACCATTCCAAACATCTACTGTAACTGGAATTAGTTACTCTGGTGGAATTGCGACTATTACTACTGCCGCAGATCATAATTTAGCAACTACATTAGTAGGTCAAACATATCCAAATCAAAAATATATTCATATTTCTGGTGTAACCAATACTGGCAATTTAAATTTTAACGATCAGTTTGAAGTATATGATGTGCCATCAACAACTACAATCAGAGTTGTGTTTAATAACCCCAATGGTTATCTAACAAATAATGATCCTGCAGTTTGTGCTGATGTCAAGTCAACCATTGATAATTTAGTTAGTATTTTAACATATTATTTAAATAATCCATCTGCTGCACTACCCACAAATAACACAGGCGTTTGGTTGGATGAAGCATCATCAACCGTTGTTAGTGCTAATAGACACAGAGATGGTGCTAATTTAATTGATATCAATAGATTTGAAATTATTGATAGAGCTAATGCAGAAATTTCTTTACAGTATCCTGATTTTTACTATCCAAATGATACTCAAACATCTGGATATAGCAGACAGAAAGATTCTTATAGATTAATTCAGCAAAACCGTAAAGAATTAATTGATAGAGGTGCTGCTGAAATTGCAGTTCAGTATCCTGATTTTGTATATCCTGGTGATCCTGCTAATGCAAGTGATTATCGCTTCAAGGATGCTTACAGACTAATTCAGCAGAATAGAACTGAGATTATTGATAATGCATATGCTGTAGTAGCAGCAAATCCTCCTGTTCCAGCTCCGGCTGATCTTGAGAACAAATGTAAGCGTGATATTGGATTATTCATTGATTATACATCAATTGATCTTGTCAATGGTGGTAATGAGTATGCGCGTAAGTTTGCCCTTCAGTATTTTGATGATGCTGGAAATCCTCTCACAAATGGATTACTTAATGAGGAAGTAGCATCAGTTGCTGCATTTACTTCTGCTAAGGATAATATGATCCTTGCGTTTACTAATCAACTTACAATTACTGATACTACAATCACTGTAGATCCTAATGGTTGTGCTAACGTAACATCTGCTATTACAGTTCTTGCTGGTATTGTAAATGATGCTATCACAGCAGGATCTACTGCTGGTCTTCCAACAGAAACTATCGGTGCTGATACTACTGGTGAAGCAAAATGTAAGCGCGACCTTGGATTGTTTATTGATGCCGTATCACTAGATGTTCATACTGGCGGTAATGTATATGCTGTTAAATTCCTCAAAAAATATTTTAACGCTCAAGGAACATCATTTATCTCAAATGGTCTTTCCGGTGAAGTTCTAGAATCTAATACTGCATTCAATAAAGTAAGAGATTTGATGAAGCAAGCAATTGTAAATCAACTTCTTGTTAAGGATCTTACTATTACTGCCGGTAATGCTAGTTACTGGGGGGATGCAGTCGGAACACCAACAGATGTCACGTATGATGCTAATACTGGCGTCTCAGTTATCACGATTGCTAATCATGGATTGTCTAATGGTGAAGAGGTCAAGATTAGAGATAATGGTCTGACATTTACCTGTGAAATGGATGGGAATGTTAAAGAAAAATCTTATCCAAGACTTCTTGATGGTAATTCAAATACAGCAATGCCTGTTTCTAATGTTACTACAGATACATTTGAAATCAATGTTGGTACTTCACCAATTGTAAATTTCAATGTCAGTGATGCTACTTATACTCCTTCCACTGGAGATGTTGAGATTAATATTGGTACTCACTCATTACGCGCAGGAACATCTATTAAACTTGCTGACGAAGCACTTACGTTCACCTGTGATTTTGACAACAATCAAACTCAGCATAGTTACCCCAAGACTGCTATCTTAAGTGAAACTGTCACAGATGCATCTTATGATCCAATACTTGGTGTTCTCACTGTTACTGTTAAAAATCATGGATGGGAAAACGGAGATCTCGTTAAATTTGATGATGACTCTCTAGTCTTTACTTGTGGAATGGATGGAAATGCTACTAACCACCCATACCCTCGTTCTACTGATCCATTCAGTGGTAAGTGGATACCCATTTACGCTGTAACAGGAAATACTTTTAGGGTTGCGGTAGGAGTTTCATCTAATACTTCTACACATACATTTGTCAGTGCAGTCGAAGACGGATTGAAGAAGAAAAAAGATAAGACATACGATACTGCTGTAAATATTGTCACAGTCACAGCAGATACAATTACGATCAATGTAGGTAGTTCAACAGATACATCAGCACATACATTTATTTCTGCTGTCCCAAATGCTGTTATTTCTGGTGGTGATTATCAGCATACATTTATAAGAGCAGTTACTGATGCTATTGTCAAAACACAAGTTAGTTCTCCTGTTTCAAATAACAGTGATGGTGCATGTGCTGACATCAAATCAAATATTGACACTCTCGTTGAAATTGTAACAGTATACTTAACTCAAGGATCTTTGAATTTTCCAAATCCTCTACCGGCACAATCTGTAAGAGTTCCTTCTGCTGGCGAAGCAAAATGCAAGAGAGATTTAAGTCTAATTGTTGATGCTGTTATTAGTGATATGAGAACAGGTGGTAATTCCAATATTAGAAGTTCCACTCAGAAATATTTGGATGGAGCTGCTTTATTGAGTAATGGTCTTGCAGGCGAAGTAGATGAATCTATCACTGCTTTCAATAAGGCAAGGGATCTGATGAAACTTGCAATTGCAAACCAACTTTATATTCAAGATTTAACTATCTTACCTGATTTCCTTACTACTTCTGGAACCATTGAGGCATCGAGTCTTACCAATTCTGTTTTTACTGAAGGTCAGTTTGAATATTCTAATTCAATACTTAAACTGTATGAAACTGTAAGAGAAGGAACTGTATTCCATAGTACTTTCTTTAAATTTGTTTCTGCTGGAGATGATGCTCGATATTCATATAAAGTAAAAAATATCTTGTTTGATGGAGTCAGTACAGATTATCCTTTATATAAAATTAATGGTTCTAATGTTACTACAGAAGCAGATGAAAATCTATTAGTGTTTATTGATGGTGTTCTTCAACTTTATGGAGAATCTTATACCATTGATAGAAGTGTAAATCCAAATATAATTAAATTTACCCATGTAATAGAAAAAGACAGACACTTCTTCTCTTATACATTCAGTAAATATAAAGTCTTAAATAATTTTGCAGATAAATTTAATTCTAGTGCAAGATCATTTGAATTTGCGTTTGGAGAAGACAACATTCTTCCTCCAGATGATCATCAAATGTTGGTGATGCTTGATGGTGTTCCTCAAGTAGAGGGATCTTCATATAACATTGTTGATAACGTAATTACATTTACTGAAGCACCCACTACAGGGAAAAAATGTTTCGTATTATATTTCTATGGTAAAGTATTTGAGAAGACTATTTCAATCTGGAATGGTGAAGTATTTGAAAACTTAGAATATATTGGAGATAATAGTCCCGAAGGATGTCAGTATTTAACTAAGGTTGCAAATACTGGAGATATTATCAAACCTGGTGATAAAATTAGAATTGATGGAGAATCCGTAAAAGAAATTATTAAAGTTGAAGAAAGGGCACTTGTCAATACTGACAATTTGATTTACACAGCATTAGTATACACCGACAATTCATATATCCGTGGTAAGAATGCTGTTGCTAATGCTGTAATAGATCCTAGTGCTACTACTGTTTCAGGTGGCAATCCAGTTGGCATTGATGGAACTGTAGGTGTTGAATTTGGAATGGGTATTCCTACAGTATTTGCTCCAGGACCAATTACTGGGATTAATATAACAAACCCAGGTCTTGAATATGATGTAGCTCCTATCGTTCTGTTCAAAACAGAATGTGATAATCCAGGAACTGGTGCAGAAGCTATCGCTCAAATTACTAATGGTAAAGTAACTAATGTCATTATCACAAATGGCGGTTCTGGATATACAGAACCACCCGAATTAATTTTTGCTAAAAAGTATGAGATCATTAGACCTCATACACCATTGTTTATGAGAAATAATACAATTGTTGATATTTCTTTAGCAAGTGCATTATTGCCCGGATTTAACGTCGTAAATGAAAGTGAATTGGAAGATATCATTCCTCTAGTTTCAACTCAACTCACCACTTCACACACTAGTGTGCTTGAAATTGAAAATAAGACTAACCGAGATACATCACGTCCTGGACTTTCTTATGTTCTGGAGACATTTGATAATAACAAATTCTCTTATGAACCGCGTGATCTTAATGATCCATTAGCATCTTATCTTGGTACTGGTGTTACTATTGAAATGATTAACAGATATGCCCCTGCTCTTACAGTTGGTGATTTTACTACTCATAGAGGAGCTACGCAAGGAGCAACTGAACCAAATATTATTAATATCGGACCAGAAGCGTATATGTCATATGGATTCACACTTCCTAATGGTGCTTCTAGCACAGATACTATAATTGAAATTGATGGCTCAATTAATAATGTTCCTTCCAGCGGATTTATTGAACTTGGAGATGAGTTAATTGATGCCGAAAGAATTTCTGGACCAACAACTCCAGGAGTTCAGGCAGTAGTTGATATTACTGGAGTTGGTTATGTTGATTCAGTAAATGTTTCAAACGCTGGTAGTGGATATGAAACAACTCCAACGGTATCTGTTACATCTCCAAGTGGAACTGATGCTACAATTACTGCTAATCTAACAACTTCAGGATCATTTAAGAGATTTGATGTTACTAGTGGTGGTTCCAACTACACTTATCCACCAATCGTTACTTTGGGTGGTGGAATGACTGGTGTAAGTGCTACTGCTGAGATTACGGCAGGAGTTCTTACAGGAATTTCTCTTGATGGAATAAGTTACAACACTACAAATAGTAATCAAATTTTTGAATTTGGTAATGGAACTAGTATCGCTCAAAATGGTTCGGGATCTGGATCTACAGGTGGATTTGATATCGGTGGTTCCCATTTGAGATTTGGTGGTGCCAATGGAACTAGATTTGCAACATTGAATGCAGTTGATACAACAGATGCTGATACTGTTAGAGTATATGCAATTAGAGGTACTGGTAGTAATGGCGGAGAAACACCAGATGTTGTTGGAACAGAAGATTTAGTGCTTCAATACCAAACCACTGCTGTCGGAACAGATCCTGACAATTCATCATGGATTACTCTTGGAATTATTATTGATGCTGTTCCTAATGGATCAGGCACTGGCGTTCTTGACAACTATGACTTTGATATTTCTTCTACACCAGGAGCAATTAATTCAAATACTTGGTTTAGATTGTATCAGGAAGGAAATAGTGGAGCAAACTTTGACCACTATGGCATCCTGAGTGTTTCATTCTTGGATACTAGCACTACCTATACAGATAGCACAGTAACTCTTTCTAATAATCCTCTTGATACTACTGGTAGTGGAGCAACCGCTGATGTTTATATGAATAAAGAAGTTGCTAGTTTGACATTAACGGATGGTGGTACTGGATATGCTCAGGCAACTACTTATAATCTCGTATTCAGCGGCGGCAATCCAACTTCTACCGCTATTGCTACTGGAGATGCTGTGTTTGAATTTAATATTAGTATTGTAAATGCTGGAGAAAGTTATGACACTGCTACTGTGACCTTCACTGGTGGTGGTGGTAGTAATCTGGCAGCACAACTTACTGTTGATCCAAACACCACTAGAATTAGTAATGCAGTTATTACCAACCAAGGAAGTGGTTACACATCAGTTCCTTCATTCCAAGTCTCCGCTCCAGATGATGTTTGGAATTATAATCACATTAAAGTAAAAACACGCGGAGTAAATGGAACGACAGCATCTACACATGCTACTGGAAAATACGCGAGACTCGCTTGGCGAGGGTGATAAATATAAATAACACAAGGAAAACCGTAAACATTAACATTTATAGAAATGCCAGCACTTATTTCTGAACAGTTTAGAATTCATAATGCCCAACAGTTTGAGGAAGCATTTTCTGAGGCAGCACCCACGAACATGTATTTCTTCATGGGCAGACCCCAAGACTGGGATACCGCTGCTGTAGCTGGTGCGACTTCATATGTCGGTCAAGCTTCAGGTAGTCAGCACAGTGGATCTTATCTCGCAGCTCCTGATGAGAACAATCCACCCACGCCCATCGATAGTTTCAATTACGAAAAAGAAGTTTTTGATGATATGATTTCTCTTAAGAGAATTCAATCGTCAGATGTTAGATTAGTTGTCAATAGATACAACTGGACATCAGGAACGACATATTCAATGTATCGTTCTAACTACAGCGCAGACTTCAAGGCAAACTCTGCCGGAGAAAATGCACCTCATATTTACTCAGCGAAATATTATGTTGTAAGTGACTATAAGGTTTACAAGTGTATCTACAATGGATCATCACCCGCTAACCCTAATGGTATTGCTTCGACTGTTGCTCCTAGTGGAACTGGAACTACTATTTTCACAACTGCTGATACTTACAAGTGGAAGTTCCTCTACAGTATCGGAACCGATGATGTAATTAAATTCTTCACAACCTCCTATGCCCCTGTTCCCGCTAACTGGGGCGTCGGAACTGCTGGAGACCCTGCTAATGGCGTTGATGTTAAAGCAGCTGCTGTAGACGGTGCTATCGACACTGTAGTGATTAATACTGGTGGTACAGGATATACTGATAATGCTTCAACCGGATATACTAACGTCCCCATCCGTGGAGACTGGGCGCAAAACGGAGGTGTTCAAGCACTTGCGACAGTTAAAGTTAGTAGCGGTGCTGTAACTGAAGTAACAATCACCACTCCTGGATCTGGTTATACTTATGGTTATATCAACGTAAACTCGACTGAAATCTCTGGTATCGGTGCCCCCGGAACAGAAGCAGTTTTAGAAGTTATCATTCCTCCTGCAGGCGGACACGGATATAACATCTACAAGGAACTTGGCACTAAGCGTGTTATGATCAACTCCAGAGTTCAATATGATGAGAATCTTGAGTTCCCTGTTGATACTGATTTCAGAAGAATTGGTGTTCTTCGCAATCCCGAAGAATCTGGTGGTGGTAGTGCTTCTGGTTCTACCTATAATGGTTTGACTGCTATTAAATTCCCATCTGCAACAGTTGCTTCATTTAATATTGACGAGACTGTAACGCAAACTACAACTGGCGCTACTGGTAAAGTCGTCTCTTGGGATTCTGCTACTAAAATTCTTAAAGTTTATCAGAGCAGCTACGAGCACATTGTTACTGGCAACCAAGGTGGAGATTTAACTCCTTTCTCAGGTTCAAATGCAATCACTGGAGCACTTTCATCATCTGTTGAAACTCCAGACACTACTTACAGTTTGACTACTTCCAATCTAACTTTTGCTAATGGTTATTCAGCGCCAGAAATTAAAAAATATACTGGTGACATCATTTATGTTGAGAACAGAAGAACTGTTTCTCGTTCTATTGATCAAATTGAAGATGTCAAATTGGTCGTAGAATTCTAATATATACCATATAAGATCAAAACAACATTCTAGTCTAGTAATATGCCCCAGAGTACTAATCTAAACAAAGCTCCATACTTTGATGATTTTGATCCGAATAGTAACTTTCATAGAGTTCTTTTCAGACCTGGATACTCAATTCAATCTAGGGAGTTAACAACTCTACAATCTATTCTACAAAATCAAGTCGAAAGTCTCGCTAAAGCAAACTTTAGGCAGGGATCTGTTGTTGTTCCTGGGGAAGTTATTGTAGATAAACAGTATAGTTATGTAAAGGTAAGTTCCTTTACAAATAACTTACAAATTACCGATTATATCGGTAAGAAAATGACGGGTAATATTTCTGGTGTAGTTGCTACGGTATTAAATGCCACAGCTTCCACAACAACAGATTCTCCTACTTTGTTTGTTAAGTATGAAACTGGTGGTAATAGTAATACTGCAGTTACATTTAGTGAAGGTGAGACCATCACTTCTAATTCACCAGGAGCTCCTACAGCAATTGTTGGTATTACTGGAAATGTGAAACCTACTCAAAGTGCTGCCATGGGGTATGGCTCTGCTGTTTCAGTTAGAGAAGGTATCTATTTTATCAATGGATCTTTGGTAAAAAATGAGAATGCTACTATACTTTTAGACAAGTATGGCAATACTCCTACTTATAAAGTAGGTTTCATTGTATCAGAGCAACTTATTACTCCAGAAGAGGACTTCTCTCTGCTTGATAACGCTCAAGGTTATTCTAACTATGCTGCTCCTGGCGCTCACAGACTTAAGTTATCTGTAACGTTAGTAACAAGACCTATTAACTTAGAAGCACAAAAAGATTTTGTAGAGTTACTTCAAGTAAGAAATGGAAATGTCGATGCTACTGTAGATCTTGTTTCTCCTAATGCTCTTATTGAAGATATTCTTGCTAGAAGAACATTTGACGAATCCGGTGATTATGTCGTCAAAGAGTTTCTATTAAACTTTAAAGAAAGTTTAGCAACTGCAGATAATAATGGTGTATACTCTGCAACTCAAGGTGGATCAGAAGATAAATTTGTAGCAGTCATTGAACCTGGAAAGGCATATGTAAAGGGGTATGAAATTGAAACTACATCAGTAAGATATGTTGAAATTGATAAAGCAAGAACAACTGAAACACAAGAAAATAATTCACTGAGCCCCGGCGAAGGATCTAATTTTACTGTAAATAATCTTTTATCATTCCCTGATGTTGAAAGTAAGTCTTCGTCATTGACTGGTACTGGATTACTTAGTACCAATGCATATCAGGAACTTAAATTATATGATAAGTATACTGACGTTGTATTTGGAGAAACAACTGCTAATCTTGACGGCACTGCACCAGAAGCAGAAAATTTCTGGATGGTTACAATCGAGACGTTATCTTCTGCAGATGTAGTTGCATTAAATAGCAACTGGAGTAATGGTGCTCTTTCCGGTCAAGTTAGATACTACCAATTAAATGCTTCTTTAACTGAAGCAGTTGCTATTCTTACGAAACCATCATCAGTTGGATTTAGTATCGGTGAAAATATCACCATGGGGGCTGTTTCAGGAACATTGAAAACAGCAGAAAGACTTACGACACCTTATATTGGTATTGGTAAAACTAAATCAGTTAAATTTCTTACTGGAACTTCGCAAAATGGAGTTTATGATAGATCATCACTTTACAAACTTGGTTTATTTGGTGTAGAATATTTTACTAAAATTTTATGCCAAAATCCACTAAATTTCTCGGTAGGTAAATTTATTACCGGTCAGACAAGTGGTGCTAGAGGTATTGTAGAGCAATTACTTACTGATACAAATGAACTAATTTTATCTAGAGTTTCTGGCACTTTCGCTAATGCAGAGACTTTACTTTCAGAACAAGATGGAACTACAACCCCATATAATTTCGTAGAACCAAGAGGTTCTTTAGCGTCATTTAAAGTAGTATCTTTTGGTGCTACATATGCGGCAAATACAGATATCACTGCAATTAATATCAATGGTGTAAATAGACTTACTGAAATTGGTTCTTCAAATATCACTATTTTAAATAATGAAATTAGATCTATTGTGATCACAGATTCTGCAAGAGCAGCAATAGGAGTATTCACAACTACTCCTACTATAGAAATTGTTGACCCAACTGGAAGTGGATGTGTTGTTTCTGCAGATTTGAATGATAGCACCATCGTAAATTATGATTCATCTTTTGTAAAAAGTTTCTTTAACGCTACGACAGGAAATAATTTTGCTGGAGATATTTACAGCAATGATCTTTCATATTATATTGATAATGGAGCTACATTTAGTGGCACTGAAGGAAACTATTTTATTACTGCAGACAATCTTGGTTCCAGACCAGATGTAGATCTAGTAAAAGGAGATGTTATTGCTGTTGTTGATAATGCTGGTGTTACCAGAAAATATCTAGTAAAATATTCAGTACCTGATGGTGCTGGAGGTTCTGCTAAAATCTTTATCTATGGTGCTGTTCTTTCAGCATTCTCAACTAAGAAAATTTCTAGAATTCGTTCAAAACTTTCTGGTGCTGAATCCAATACTTTATTATATCCACTACCAAATAAGCATGTAAAAACAATGGTGTTGGATCCCGATAACACCAACATTGATTATACCGTACAGCAACAATTCTTAGGAAATCTCGATAGTAGTGGTTCTATCAGTATCAGTGTAGGAACGAACGAACAGTTCCTTGGATACACATCAGAAAATTATATAATGTCGAACCCAAATACGGGTGAATTACTTGATCTCGGTAATAGTGATCCCAATAGTCCTAAAGTATCTTTGGGTAATAGTGCTCAAAGTATCACACTTGATCTTGGTGCTACATTTGCTGACATTCCGTTTAAGTTAATTGCTCCTGTAAGAAAGGCAGATACTTCTCCCAAGACTAAAATTCTCGTAGAAAATCAAGAATACAATGTATCTACAGGATTTTCAGATCCATCAATTCCAATTCAGTATGCTGATGGATTGAAATTAAAAGCAGTTTATATGTCTGCTACTGCTGCAGATGCTACCAACAATGACGTTGAGGTTACTGATCGTTTTGATTTTGACGGCGGTCAAAGAGACACACACTACGATCTTGCTCGTATTACATTAAAACCAGGAGCAATTGCACCTACTAGTAAACTTCTTGTAGTATTTGATTACTTTAAGCATATTGGTGGTGTTAACACTGGTGATTATTTTACAGTAGACTCATATACTAATATTACTTACAGTGATATCCCATATTATAATTCAAGTGTTTATGGAAAGATTTCACTTAGAGATACAGTTGACTTTAGACCTAGAGTTTCTGACTATGATGGTCTAGACACAGCTACAGTTCTTCCTGGATATAGTGATAAAGTAACTGTAAATGCTCTTAAATTTACTGGAACAGGATCTTCACCATCCACACTTCCTATTGCAGGAACATCTTTTGATTCTGGATATGAATTCTATCTGAATAGAATTGATGCTGTTTACATTAGTAAGAGTGGTGGTTTTGTTGTTTCAAAAGGAACTCCGGCATTAAACCCACAGACACCCCAAGAAATTTCTGATGGTATTCTTTTATACCACTTAAACATCCCTGCATATACCTACAGTCTTTCTGACATCACTTCCAAGAGTTTCGATAACCGTCGTTACACGATGCGTGATATCGGTAAACTGGAGAAGAGAGTTGAGAAACTTGAATACTATACAGTATTAAGTCTCCTGGAGCAGGATACATTTAATACCCAAGTCAGAGACGAGTTTGGTAATGACAGGTTCAAGAATGGTATTCTTGTAGATAACTTTGAAGGTCATGGAATTGGTAACACAGCATCAACAGATTATAGATGTGCTATTGACACTCAACTAGGAATTTTAAGACCTAGTTATGCTGCTTCTCAATCAAGTCTTATCGAAAAAGATTTAAATGACGCTCAAAGAGCTGTTAGTGGATATGTAAGAAAAGGTGAGCTTATCATGCTACCTTATACTGAGATAACAACAGTAGAAAATTTAGCTGCTACTAAAACCATTACAGTCAACCCAAATAAATCAGCAAAGTTTACTGGGTTGATGACATTAGAACCTAATATCGATGAGTGGAAAGATACTTATAGAGCACCTGAGTTAATTGTAAATGAGAATTCAGTTTTTGATAATATCAAAAATAACAATCCTGAATTATGGGGAAGTCTTTGGAATGAATGGCAGATCTCATGGACTGGAACTCCAACGTATGCTCTGAATAACTCTACTAACTTTACTGGTTCTTCCAATCAATTTGCTGCTGTACCTGATGTTGCTATTGCAAGTAAGACTAGAACGAGATCCAGAAATGGTACATTAAATAGAGTTTCACCTTATGGATCTGCTGCATTAGACAGAGGTCAAAGATCTTTAGCAACTCCTTATAATCCTTATATCAGAACTAAGAAAGTTCAATTTGTTGTCAATGGTTTAGAACCAAATACTAAGTTGTATGCTTTCTTTGATGGCATCTCAGTTTCCTCATGGGTAAATCCAGATGATGTAACTAATATCACAACACCATTTACTGGTATTGCTGGATATGCTGAAAAAGGTTTTGGTGAAGATATTGTTACTGATGATAATGGAAGCATCAGTGGTATTTTCTTAATTCCTAGTGGATATGCTCCAATCAAAAGTAAGAAGACAATTGATTTACAAACTTCTCCTGGAACATTTTATGATACCACAAGTTCCAAGAAATCATTCGTTGTTGGCAACAAATCATTTAGATTAACATCGAGTGGTACTAATAGTGGTTCTAATTCAGATGTTTCTACTTTTGCAGAAGCATCATATAATGTAACTGGATTACCAGAAACATTTACAACTTCTATCCAATCTACTAGAGTACCATATATCAGCAGAAGATCAACTTCAAATTCTGATACCGTTCAATATATTGGAAGTTCACTAGTTAATATCAATCAGTCTGGATTATTAGATCCTCTCGCTCAAACATTCCGAGTTTCTGGTTTCGAGGAAGGAGTATTCCTTTCTAGTATTGATCTTTACTTTGCTAATAAAGCAACTCCAACTGAAGAAGATACTAATAGACCTGTTAGTGTATACTTAACAGAAACTAATGGTGGTGTCCCTACAAGAACTGTTTTACCTTTTAGTGAATGCACTATGGATTCTGATACTAGACTCAGAATTAAAATGAGTGTTGATATTCCTTCTGGTATTACACTCCTTGCTGGAGAAACAATCACTGGAAAAACTTCCGGTGCTGTAGGAACAATTAAAACTAATCTAACTGTCACAACAGCAAACGCTAGATATAACTTAATTCTTTCAAACCATAATGGAATTGAATTCCTTGCCGGTGAAGAATTTACTGTCAACAGATCTCCTGCAATCACATCTACGGTATTCAATGTAGATGATGATTCTGGTATTGTTGAAAAAATTAAAGTTACTAGCTTTGGTTCTCAATACGAGGATTCGACTACAACAGTTAATATCACTGGTGACATTGGTGGTTCATTTGGTTCTTCTGCTACTGCATCAGCTAAAATTTATAATGGTAAAGTATATGATGTCAATCTATCAAACAAAGGATCCGGTTATTATACCGCACCAACAGTAATTATTTCTGGTGGTGATAATTTAGCATCCGCTACAGCGGTATTTAAAGTGACAAATCCAGCTGTTAGAATGGGTATTTCTACTTCAACTGATGCTTCAAATAGAACTAAGTTTAATTTCAAATCACCTGTTTATTTACGGAATGATGCAACATATGCTGTAGTCGTAACTACATCATCTAAAGATTATACTTTATACAGTTCTGTAGTAGGAGATGCACTTTTAAATAGTGTTATTGCTGCTGCCGCTCAACCAAATGTAGGGTCGCTGTATAAATCACAAAATTCTTCTTCATGGGTTGAAGATAAATTACAAGACCTTAAATTTGTTGCTAACAGATGTGTGTTTAATACTGCAGGAACAGCAAATATTGAATTAGTGAATGATGATTTAGATGTTATAGAACTTCCTGACAATGCTATTTCCGTTGATGATACTTTAGGAACCTCTGCACTATTTGGTTCTAATCAAAAAATTCTTCGTGTCAATCAACCCAATCATGGTATGAAAGAAGGTGATCTTGTCATAATTGATAATGCTGTTGGTGCAGGTGCAGAAAATGGTATTTTTGGAGTTCCAGTAACATTAATCAATGGTTTGCATTCTGTAAGTAATGTTGGTATCGATGAGTATTGCATTTTTATCGACACTACTCTTTGGAATGCTGCTAATGTCTCTATGACTGGAAGTGGTTCTGGAGGTGGAAATGCAATGACAGCAACCACCAATAAGTTATATCAAATCGTTTCTCCTCAAGTTGCTCTTCTAAGTTTCCCATCATCAACAGTTTCTCAGAATATAAAAACTGTTTATGGCAAACCAGTTGACTCAAATACAACTAATGAATATAAAATTTCTCCTACCTACTTCATTACTTCTAATGATAATTATTACTTTGAAGAAAGTAGAATAATTGCCTCGGCAGTCAATGAAGTATACAGAGCTCAATCATCTTTAATGAATGGGGAAAGATCTGTAACTCAAACTATTTCGCTTCAAACATCAAAAGATAATATATCACCTGTGCTTGATGCTAATAGATGTAATTTAATTACTGTTTCTTCCAGAATGGATAATCCAACTGGTAAAGAAGATAGATTTGGTACTGTCTCACAAACTTTGAGTGTAGATGTAAATTCAGACTATACAGTATCAACTGTTAGCCCTGATGTAGTTTCTACAGGAGTGTTTACTTATTCTAGTCCTAGTGGTGGTGATTTTATTAATACTATTGATACTTCTACTAGATTAGTACAATCAGGTTCTGGTGCATCAGGTCAAATTGTTGATGTTGATTTATCAAACAGTACACTAAAATTAATTGATATTACAGGAACTTTTGTTGCAGGTAATTCTGTTACTCAAGATGCGGTCACGGCAACATTAGATACTACCACGCTCAAATCTGGTATTGTTATTGGTTGGGATTCTGGAACTGGATCACTGAAAGTTAAAGTTACTACTGAAGATTTATTCACAGCTGGTGATATTATTGATGATAGTAACACAGGAACATCTCCAATAACGGATAGACTTATTAATTCAATCACAGGATCTAATGGTTTCTTATTCGTAGGTGAAGATTCGTTTAATAGTTCTTCATCTTCTAAGTATCTCACCAAAGAGGTAACATTAGAAACTCCAGGAACATCTCTTGATTGTAAGATTACTGCAAATATGTTTGATAATAAAAATATCAAAGTCTTCTATAAAGTAAGACCTGATGGCAGTTCTGACGATTTCAAGAATATCTCATGGGAAGCCTTCAATGGCACAGGATACTCGGA